TAGCCATTTCTCCCATCTTTGCCGGGTCCGCCGTCCGAAATAGCTTTGCGTGGTTCGCAATCTCCGCCGTCAAGGTCGCCTTTCGTTGCTGGAGGTCTGTGACGATCTTCTCGGTTTCACGAACCCTGGCCTCCGCGGTTGCGCGTTGAGCCTGCTTTTCACGGACAACCTTTTCAATGGTCCGGCAAAGTTCATCATAATCCGTAACGTCCGCATTTACCTTTTTCTCAAACATCGTTGTTTCTCCTTTCAAATCAATTTTAATTTGCTTCGGCCTCGATGGTCACATGCACCGGGGCTCCCTTTGTCGATTTCTTCCGGTGATCGTTGACAATACGGGGGCAAGGTCTAAAGCGATCATCGGCTCATCCACCGCGATTTTGCCACCCTTGACGCTGCGGCGCTTCTCATCGTTGCGTGTGTCTCCCCGACCGGCGACGCAGTCGATTTCCCGCCCGGTTTCAGCCATTCCGCGAGCATCTTCAACGATGGCAGCCATTGATTGTCCGCCGCCGCGGCCGCAAGGATCTCCGAGTCAAGCAAGTGATTCCCCTTCCGGATCCGTTTCCAGAATTTTCGACCGCGCCGATCCCGAACCAGTTCCTCTGACAGCAACTGTAGCGCGTAATCCGCGCCGGTTTCAGAATGCACGAAAAAGCGTTGAGAGGCTTCAGGGCCACCCGAGGCCTCGTCTTGTCCTCGTTCCATGCGCCAGTGCAAAAGGGATTTGAATTGGGCGCTATCGAGCAACCGAAGCTCCAGACTGCCGGGGATCGGGCGGTTGCTGTGGGGAAATTTTTCCAGGATGCTGACCTTGATTCGCTGCGTACCGCCGGCCATGGGGCGCGACGCGCCCTTCGTCCCGAAAACGCGATCGGGACCAGGTCCGGTGCGAAACTTGACGTTGACGGCCCTGATCCACTCATAAATCTCTTCAGTTCTTGTCCAATCTTCGTCTTCGGTGGCGCCGCCCCCCGTATCCATCGCCACTCGCCAGATCTCCATCGTCTTGTCACTGTCCTGTATCCGATACGCCGTATGAAAGATAAGGTCCTCGACAGCCGCAAAGTCGGAAAGGAAACCGTACTGGATCAGCCAGGACGTCAGATCCGCCGCCCACGCACGCACAACAAACCAAAATCCGAACTTCTGGACGTCGATCCCGCAGGTCAGTGCGACGGCCCCGGCCGGGACGACAAGCGGCGGGAGATCCGTTTTGTGAGTATCGAGAAACTTTTGCTCATCCTTCGGTGTGATCGCCTCTTTCCATACTTGCGCCTTGTGTTGCGTGATGAAAACCATCAATTTGCCGGGATCTTCCAGCCCTCGAAGATAGGCCGCGACAACAGCCGAGAGAGACACAAATGGCGAATACCATGCAGGCAAGCAAAAGGCGACGACTTGAGGGCGCTCGACGGCAGATTCCGCCTGCCAGAAACCTTTTTGAACGGCCATGTCGCGCATGTGATCATCCCAGAGCATCCCACACGCCTCACATTGATAGTGGCCAAGACGCTTCCGGATAATTTCACGCGGATCTCTTGCTGTTTCTGGCCATGTGAACTGGCCGAAGTGCATGACCTGGTCGGCGGCGCAGAGCGGACAAACGGCATGAAAATGGCGAACCTCGTCGGCGTCCTGCTCGACGGCTTTCCCGATATAACCCGATTCGTCCGCGGGGGTGGAAATATCTAAAATCTTTTTTGTGTGTGGGTAGGCATTCGTGCGAATCTCGGTTAACGACAGAGGATCCGCCTCCTTCCCGGAGAAATCTGGAAATTTGTCAATTTCATCTCTTATCAAATATCGGACGGACTCTGATGAGATTTCAGCGGCACTGGTTGCCCAGGCCATGATTAAGTCCGCCCCGTTGGAAAAGCTGACGGCCATGATCGTTGTGTCGTCCGGCCGGGGGGATAAAAGCGCTGCCAGGCGGGGCGATCCCCGAAACATTGGAATAATTCTTTTTCGGGCAATGCGCTTGCAAACTTTTTCGTCTGGCATAACATACATGGCCGGCCCCGGATCGGCATCGATCATGTGCCCAAGAAAATTAAACGCAACCTGGGTTTTACCCGTCTGGGGGGCAAACATCAAAATCACCCGCCGGACATGGTGAAGATTCAGTGTGTCCATCGGTTCGACCAGGTAGGGAGTGGTTTCGTTTCTCCACTTGCCTGTGATCGGGCCGTTTGTCACGAAACGATGCCTTGCGGCCCATTCGGACGTACTCAACCTTTCTCTGCGGCGTAATACCCCTCGTTCGCCCTCAGTAAAAATAAGTACATCCATGGACGGGGGAAAAGCCGATCGATCTGGCAGCGGAATTGCGTTGTGTGTCTGTTCCATTGGTTTTCCTTTCATTTGCTGCTCACCACCACCACTCTCACTTTCTCACTCCCGCGGGAGAGGGGGCTTCCCGGCATAGCCTTCAATGCTGCTTGGGTCATTCGCGCGGTATCTTTATTATCAACTTGAAGCCGCGCAGATGGAAAAAAATATTTGTACCACGGTACAAATCCCAGAACGTCAGCTCCGCCCTTAACAAAACTCCGCGACAATCCCGAAGCACAAAGAGTACCACAAAATCCTTTTGGGATGATCCCGGGGGTTAGAGGGGGATGGAGCCCTTGCGAGCCTTGCGGTTATCGCCCCCCGGGATCAATTTTGCATTATCTATTGCCGGCTCGCAAACGTCTCCCCGCGGCTGACAGCGGCAGAGGGGTCGACAAGTGTTGCGTGCCCGAGGATGACCTTGTTGAAAATTTCCAGCACTTCAGTTTCCGCCTCCGCCGTGTTTAAGGATCGCATCGTTCCTCCTGGGATCATCACTCCTGATCCGCTCCAGATGGCTAATTATGAATGTTGCGATCCCCATTGCCTCAGTAACGACATTGACCTTTTCTGTTTTTTCTGTATCCCCCGCCGTCATCCCCTTGACGATCTTGTAAACGTGCGCCGCCGTGACCTTACCGTCCGGGGCGGTGTCAACGGCATGTTGCCATGCCTGACGCTGTTGGTCCGGTTCGAGACGGGCAAGGGGACGGGCTTGGGATTCAGCGGTAGGCAACGTGCCAATTGGCACGGTTTTGATATTATCAATGGCTCCCGCTGACCCCATAAGACGCCTCGCGTAGTTGCTTGAAAAATCCCATTCCCCCTTGCAATACGTTTCAAACGTCTCGTAGTTCCCCCCTTTCTTGTGATCCCAATTCCTCTCACCTTACTGATCACCCCCCCGGTCCCCCCTTATTTATTTCCTTCCGTCAAGTATATGATCAGCGGATCCTGATTGCCCTAAAATCATCTCCGCGCTTGCCGCTTGCCTATCATCCCGGCCGAACAGCAGCGGGTCCTTCCCAGCGATGCTTGAGCATACGGGTCACATGGCCGCAAAATCTCAACGCTTGTGACGAAAATATCGGACTGGAAATTCGGAATAGTTGGAATATTCCCCAAAATACTTATACCTTTATTCAAAATTATCTCCCCCTCCATCGGCGGCCGAATCATCTTCGGCTTCGTCATCTTCTGGATCATCGTTTGCCGATAGAATCGCCGGCACGGCCGGCACCCTGAACTCGCGCTCCTCGCCATAGCGGGCGAGAAAATCCTCGACGCAATTAAGCAGCCACTGGACCAGGTCCGGCGCCTTCTCCAGTGAACCATCCACAACAGAGATGATCCCAGGTGCTTGTGAACGCGCAAAACTCTCCATGTCGTTCCTCAGCACAGAAGCCCTTTTTGCTAATTCCCGTTCGAAAAGCTCGCGTGGTACGAATGCACCGGTTAAAATCCTTGTTTTTGTTTGCCAGTGTACGGCCTGCGCCGAGAGCTTCATCGTATCGGCGGATAGTCGTTTTTTTTGCAAAGAGTCGATGCCGCCGCTCGGTCGCTGGGGCTCGCCGGTCCGCCGCTTTAAAAAAAGCTTCGCGTATTTCTCAACATCCCTGGTGTAATAACATCCATCGCGCCGGGGATGAATCTTGCCGTATTTTGCATGTAAGTAAAGGCTCGATTTCGACGCTTTGTAGTCCAAGGACTTAAGGTACGCCAGCACGCCGACCAGATTTTTAAAAGTCATGTCCTCCATTCAGCCCCCCCGATATTCGCCCCTTTCTAAAAAAACGCCTCTCATAAATCCCTCACGTTCAACGATCGTTGCCATGGTACAGCCCGTCTCATTTTCAGCATTGTTCAGATCACGCCCGTCTCTGCCATGTTTTTCCGACAACTCCGTCGCATTCCGCGTCTAAGATTGCGCGCAGTAAATCGATGATTCCAGACATTACAGAAAGTATGGTGCGAAGCTCTCCGCGTTTAACGCAGCGCCGGCCGATAATGAGCATTGCATTTCGCAATGCATCCCGTGCGATCTGCAATTCCTGCCCTACCGCTTCATGATCTTTGATCGACATCCTCGTTTTGTTTTGCATATTCATCTCCCTGATTGTCGATTATCTTTGAGCCCAGCGAGAATCCAGACGCGCACGTCGAGCCCCTTCCGCCAGGCGTCGGAAGGATCCTTTCCGATCGGGACGGGCCAGCGGAGCGCCTTCTCCCCATAGGTATCAGGCCAAAAACGATTACTTTCCTTTGCCCCCGGGGCGTCCGAGTCCAAGCAGACGAGAATTCGATCCGCCCGTTTCAGCGCGTCATGGGCCACCTGATCCGGCCTCATCGAAACAGATCCCAGCGCAATCACCCCGATGATGTCCCCGGCAGCCTGGTTGACCAACACCCCATCGAGCTCACTTTCCACGATCGCGATGACATTTCGATCCAGGTTAAAGGTCATCGGCCGCACGATACTCCCGGGTATGAGAATATAACGCGGCCCGTCCCCCGGATCGGCCCGCCGGACTCGAATTCGAACAACATGGCCCTCGTCAAAACAGGGGATCACCAGGCCCCCTGGCAGCCAAAGGCGTTTCAGCCTTCCATTTTCCTTTGTCTCTTCCGGCAAGTCCCATTTAGACCGGGCTTGGTAGTCGTCTCCGGGATTCCATCCAAGGCCCGCGAGGGCGATCGTCTCAACGGACAGCCCGTAGCGTTGATGGAGAAATCGTCGTGCCTCGTTTCCCGCCTCCGCTTGGAGGATCTGAATGGCGCTCACGAGGAATGACGACGCCATTTGTTGCCAGAGGGGGGAGGGCAAAGAATAAGTCCGTGGGGTAAATTCCGGCCGCGCGCTGTGGCGAACCCCCAAAGAGGTCCTCTTCCCCGGCTCGATTCCGATGGCGCGACATGCCTCCGGGTAGGCGAACCCGCGGGCTTCTATTAAATATTGGATGACATCTCCGCTTTTCCCGCATACCCGGCACCACCACCGACCGCCGCGATCTGCCGGCCAGACTCTTAATCGGTCTCGACCCTCTCGACATAGTGGGCAGGGCCCCCCAGCCCATTCGCCGGAGTGTGTCGAGGCTACCCGCTTCATAACGATCCCATCGACCCGGAGAAGATCAAGGAGGTCCATTTTTATCACCTTCAATCTGTGCGGTTTCCCGCGTCCCCGCTCGTTTCCATACAGCGCATGCTTCGGAAAATAATTTCAGCGATCCAATTCCGGCCATCACCGCCTGATAAATTTCCTGAATCCGCCCTTCTGCAGCAACGACGTCCGGTGAAAACCGCCATTTCCCGCCCCGGATGATGTCATCGCGCGTTTGCAAAATGATAGCGTCAGCGACTTCTTCGAGGGTCTTGCGCCGGCCATCTGTCATCGGCGTTGAAATCTCAGTTTTTATCCATTCGCGGAAGGCCATTTTTCCCATCACAAAATAAAACATGGAGGGGTTGTATCCCAAAATACCGTAAGAACCGTAA